TGCTAAAGGACGTGCCAAAGCAAAGCGTGAAACTGGCGCAAACCTCAAACCACCTGTGACAACAAAGCCGAGTAAACTCAAACCCGGTAGCAAGAAAGCCAAGCGTCGTAAATCATTCTGTGCGAGAATGGGTGGTATGAAAGGACCAACATCAAAGAAAGGCAAATTGACTCCGAAGGGTGCGGCTCTCAAGCGATGGAACTGTTGAGGTGGAGAAGTGTTTGAGAAAACATGGCGTTTCCTCAAGGCTACACGCCAAACGGAATTAGGTGAGTTCCATCCCGACTTTCCCAGTTCGTACGGTCCTGTGACCATGATACGTTATCATCCTACACAAAACTGGTATGATAATTTTGATGCCCATCGAGCAAACTATGGCGATACGTTTGATGAAACAATACCACAATCTCCTCAATCATTGATTACAGAAGGATTGAAAGCAACCCCTGCTTCTGAAGAAGCCCACACATGGGAAGCACTTAGTACGGAACTTGACCAAAATAAAGACAACTATCGAAAATTCAAACGATTTGATTTAAGCGGTAAAGGAACGTGGTTTCACCCCGCAGGTATGAACAGACATTCAGTGTTTCAAAGCAGTGGGACAGGTAGGACACCTACTCGCACTGCAATAGGTGTAAGGATGCCATTGAAAGACGTTCAGGGTCAATTTAGAAATTGGACAGACGAAGGACCGGAGGCTTGGGTACAGCAAGACATACCACCTGAACGACTTGTAAGATTGCCTCTTCACTGGAGAGCACAACGTCCTACAACATGGGGGAAGCGTGGAAAATGACACTCATACAGAACACCAGCACTGGGCGTTATGACACCGATGCCAACGAGGTTATGGACCACGTACGTAAGCCAGTCTTTGTTGATAACGCTGTTCATCATGGTCGTATAAGCGTGCAAACGTCAAACAAAGCAAAGATTACGGTCGAGAAGAACAACACCCGTAACCTGCAAGTCATGCCTCAAACCCGCTATCAGATTGTTGAGAGTGAGGGTGGTGTACAACTCACACACGTACAAAAATCAGGTCACGAATATACTGGCGTTCCATACTTTAACGGGGAAACTTTGTCTTCGGGTAACATACCTATCCTCCTCTACAACGCCGACAACCCATCCGAGCGCATTGTATTGAGCGATGTCGAAAACAGCACCATTGGTGTGTTTGGTAACCTACGTAACATGAAAGGCCGCACACTGCAAGACATTGGGTTTAGCAGTGACATTGTAAAACTCGGACAACCAGTGGACGTGGGGCTACGTACAACGGACTTGGCTATCAAGTTGGGTGAGTCAGTGGACAGTGGTGTAACGAGCGTCAATATCGCACGACCTGAAAGTACAGTCGCAACACACCGTCATCATAGCACACGTTTTATCGCTAAGGACTTCCAAAATACGAACCTCATGACATCACTGCGCTATCTTGCTCGTCATGATGGTCGTATGGTATTGCTCGATGCTTTTGGTAATCTACTGTACATTCCACTTACATTCTCCGAGAGCACAATCAACATTACCGATAAACTATCGAACACCACACAATCCAACCCTGTTGATAACACATTCAATCGTGTGACAGTACAAGGATTACCAATGGCTCTTAATGACCTTGTAATCGTCACAGTAGACGATACTGAATCACAAGTTACCGACGTACGTGAAGCACCTGCTCCTATCGTAGACCACACAGTGCGAAGTAAGATGAGTGCACGTAGAGTCGCACGTAAGATACTGCGTGGTCAATCACTGATGAAAGGCTCGCAAACCATCAACAACAACTACGATTCACTCAACGTACGCCCCGGTATGACTGTGGTACACGAAGGTCGAAACAAACTCATCACCGAGGTGCGACACTATCCTCTTCAAAACCGTAGCGATTTTGCTCTTATGAATGTCGAAGTTGGTCTTGAAGGTATACTGCAAGGCATCAACGAAGGCTCTACAATAGATGCTAATGAAACAAATCCCGCTACATATATGCAAGTGGTTGATACGAACTTGGCATTATTCGGTAAGGTGGAGTTGCGGTTTGAAACCAAAATTATCGAAAATGCTGTTTATTCGACCGCAATCTTGATTGGTGGCAACACGAGGGGTAAAATTGGTGGTGGTAACGAACCACTTGGTGGTAACAAGAGCCAGCACTCAACACAAACAAAGGAGGTATATTCATCCCAGTAAGTAACCACCTACGAAGATTGTTGCTTGAAACGATTAGTGACAACATCAATGAGGTTATTATTGGATTTGATGGCACACCTGCTACCAGTGATGATGGCGGGACTGGTCGCCCCGCAATGACTCTTACACCAACCATCACCATTGTAGACGATGCTACGCTATTGGTAGAGGCCATTGTCCCTCAAACTCAAGCATTCAACGAAGCAATCAAAGAAGTCTATCTACAACTACGAAACACCAATGACTTCATGCCCGTAGGTAGATTCACAGTTAAACCAATATCAAAAACGACGAGCAACGAAGTCAAAATTGAAATTACAATTGAGGTGGCATAATGACAGGAAACCCATTATCAGGACACACAAAAGGAAACATGACGCTTACGACCCACACCAGTTTGGCTACGCCTACTGCGGAAGATGGGTTGTTTGATGGTGAGCACATCATCAGTCCCACACTAACAAATCTGTACGAAGGAGTGCATGGTAACGGTATTCTTCTTGAAGAAGACACCGCATCAGGTGACAGTGACCGTAACAACCCACTTAATTTAGCAGGTAATGTAAACGGTAAAGCATCGTCCAATCACTACGAAGTTGTGGTGCGAGGAGGCTATGCTGTCATCGACGGTGTAGCATACGAATTTGGTGGTGGTACAACAGTCGATGTAGATATTCAAAATTCAAGCAACTACAAGTCTGTTAGTGGTACAGTATCAGCATTAACATCAGGTCAAGAAGCACTGGTTGTCATCTACGTATCTTCTGTCAATGACACTACAAACGCAAACAAGCGCATCTATTGGGAGATGGGTACTCCTGTGAGCACTGGTTACCCATTAGCCCCTCATTCATTTCTCAATGCACCTACGCAAAAGGGCGCATCTCAAAACGTCAAACAATCCGTAGTGCTTGCAGTTTTACGTTGTGTGTTTGAAAATGGTTCAGGTGATTTAAATCTGAAAGTAACTGAAATTAACGATAAGCGAGTATTCATCAAACCAAGTCCAATTTATTTTACACCCGTCACATCAGGTGCAGTAGGTGCTACGACTGCGGTTGATTCACATACCGACCTCGATAACTTACACGGTGGTGGTGAGGAGGCAGGTGCGTTAGCCAATAGCCGTATGGGTGCTATGTGGCAATCGTACGATAGCGAAGGTAACCAAGTCATGTTTTATTCAGGTAAGGATTCAGGTGGTAATCGGTTTACACGTCGTATCTTCAACTCGGTCTTGTCTTCCACGGCTACCAGTATTACTGTTACGTCGGCGGATGAAAACGTACTCATGCTCACACCCAGTGGTACGTGTACAGTGACACCAAGCGGTACGTTCCCCGATGGTCACGTCATTACCATCAAGAATCTACATGGTAGCAACACTGTCAATTTCAACTCATTGGGTGCGTTTGGTCAAACAGTAAAACAATACGTTTACGATAAAACTAACACATCTTGGAACAGTATCGAAGTGATTGGTACAGCGACAGGTACAGTGACTTCTATTGCGACTACTGCACCAATCACTGGTGGTACAATCACTACAACAGGTACAATCGGTATCAGTGCGGCTACAACAAGTGCAGCAGGTTCTATGTCGGGTGCTGACAAAACAAAGTTGGATGGAATAGCCACAGGTGCTACTGCAAACACAGGTACGGTGACAAGTGTAGCAACAGGAACGGGGCTAAGTGGGGGTACTATCACCACCACAGGAACGGTTTCTTTGGCTAACACAACCGTCACCGCAGGTTCTTACACCAGTGCAGATATTACTGTAGACGCTCAAGGAAGAATTACAGCCGCCGCAAATGGAAGCGGGGGAGGTGGTTCTTATACTGATGCGGATGCTATATCCGCAGTTGAAGGAGAGGCCACACTTGCTTTAACAGGTGATGTAACTATCGCCGCAGGTAAAGACCTAACAGTAGATACAGACACATTACACGTCGATTCAGCAAACGATAGAGTAGGTATAGGAACTACATCACCATCAGAAATATTTCATGTAAAAGGAAACGTGTTAATTGAAGATGCAACTGCAACTGGTTCCAGTGACCATCTGCTTGAACTTAAATCGGCTTCATCAGGCGATAATGCAAGATTGATTCTTTCTGCCGATACCGATATTAAATTACCAATGCTTCACTTAAGGGATATAGAAGCAAATTCAGGAACATTCTCTACACATTATTCCGCTTATATTGCTCTTGACCGAGCATCGGCAATTGTCACAGGTTCGGCTCAAAATGACTTGTTAATTGCTAACGGTAACTACAATAAAGACATTCATTTTTGCACCAATCCTACTTCAAATGGGTCACAAGTGCAAGCAAAAATGACGGTTCTTACAGGTGGTAATGTCGGCATTGGTACAACAACCCCTGCATCTGAACTCCATGTAAGCGGAACAATTCGACAAAGCAATGCTACATCAGCCGTTCTTGTTGCTAATGCAAACGGTGAACTCGTTGCGGCAAGTAACCTTATTGATGCAACGTTTCTTCAACCCGGTCAAGCGGAATTAGACCCGTATACCCCCGCAAGCACTTCAAACTGGCAAGGTGGTGCTCCAGTCGATATACAAGAAGCGATGAATAGAATGGAAGCGTTTCTTGTAGCCTTGAGTGGAGCACAAATTCCATGATAGCGTTAATGGCTCTATTGGCATTCATCGCAGGGTTTGTCCTGACATGGCTTGGTACTATTGACGATTGAACGCACTGTCAATCCAAAAGTGACCGCACTCTTTGCACTGCAACATATGTAGTCGCTTCTTATCACCATCTATGTAGCGAGCAGTGAGCCTTCTCGGTATGTGCCAGTGTGTGCATCTTCGGCACTTGACCTTCAAGCGGTCAAGCAAGCGTCCCATCACTCAACGCCTCGTCGTGCAATGATGTCATCAATGCGTAGGATAGCATTCGTGACTTCAGCCGCACTAAGCACTGCTTGACGTACGAGTTCGGCAGGTTCAAGCACACCCAACTTGAGCATGTCGCACACACCTCCGTTCTCAACATCAGGACCAACCGTGAGTTCACCCTCCATCAGACGATGACGTAGTTCAAGGATGGTATCGAGTGGGTCATGACCTGCATTCTCGGCAATGGTCGCAGGGATGGTTTCTAAGGCATCAGCAAACGCCTCAATAGCCATCTGTGCTCTACCCCCTACCTGTGCCGCATGTTGGCGTAGGTAGACGGCCATACGAGCGTAGGCGTTACCTCCACCCACGACGACCTTCTCATCACCAATCACCATTGATACAACACCAAGAGCATCATCAAACCCACGCTCGACTTCTTCCAGTGTGTGCGTAGTCGCACCACGCAAAACAAGCGTAGCCTCTTTGCTCTCTTTGTGATTTGAATGTACGAACAAATACCATACATCGTTGTGCATCTCACGTACGACCTTCGTCATTGTCAAGTCTTCGATGTCATCGACGGTTTGGTAGATGGTGCTGTTTGTAGCACGCTTCATAGCACGCATAGCGGATTCAGGCGTACGACGTACGACATAGATACCGTTCTTCTTGAGGTACGCACAAACGTGGTCATTGACTCCATCACGTACGAAAACAATACCTACTTTACCTTTGAAAGCATCAACAATGTCTTTCGCTCTTGCAAGTAAATCAGCCTTACCCGCCGATTTGTATGTGCTGTATGACTGTGCATCGAGTTGTACTTGTACGTTCTCTTCGTTCTTCTCAACGTCAAGACCCGTATTAATGAGCATCATGTGGTAGTACTCGCTTGCATCAGACTCGTCTTCAATCACGAAGTCTTTGCTCACGATTACACCATTGAACAAGGATGAGTCATTGACCGAGCCACCCGGAAACGATACCACACGTACAGACTTTGCATCACCCGCTTGTTCAACAGCCGATACACATAGTTCGGCTACTTGGTCAAGCGAGTGCTCAAGGGTCTTACCAGTAATTGCTGTCTTAGCAACAGACAGTGTTTCATCACGTCCTTCGGCAAGCATTGTAATTTCATCTTGCAAGTACTTGGTTGCCATTTGCGAAGCCTCGTGATACCCACGACAAATCACATTCGGGTGCAAGCCTTTAGCAAACAAGGACTCGGTATGTCCAAGCAATGCTCCTGAAAGTACAACTGTACTTGTTGTTCCATCGTAGCATAGATTCTCTTGTGTCTTTGCTACTTCGGCAATCATCTTACCACCCGGATGTGACACATCGACTTCACGGAGGATGGTAGCCCCGTCATTCGTTACGATGACGTTGCCGTGTCCATCGACCAACATCTTGTCCATACCCATCGGTCCAAGCGTAGACTTGACGGTTTCAGCAATCGTCCTTGCCGCCCGTATGTTCATCGCCTGTGCATTTGTTCTTGTTTGTTCTGTATCTTTCTTCAATTCCAGTTCACCTCAACTTCAATTATTTGTCCCGTATCAACAGCACGAGAACGTACATAGCCTTCGCTCTTGCCGAAACTATAGAGGTCGTAAGTAAGCCGAGCATCGCTCAAGCAGTACTTCGCCACCTCGTCGTATCGTCCGTTCCTCCAAGCCGTAGGCGCATCTTCGCTGTTCATTAACTTACTGTCGCCCAACGTGTGTTTGACAAGGGAATTTAAGTCGGTCATCACCTTCTGTTGCGACAGGGATGCCTTGTTCACGAGATTCTTTGTGTCGATGACACTATCGTTCTTGAGCATGTCACCTGCTGTCCAACAGTCCAGTGCATCTCGTAGCACTGGTAGGTCAAAGGATTTGATGTTATGGCCGATGATTGTACCGCCTTTCTCTACGTGGTCGGATAAATCGTCACCGAGTGTACGTGGGTGTAAGGCTTTGACTGTAGCATCAATCGAGAGGGACTTGTTGCAGTATACATTACCACTATCACCATTCCATGTAGCCACGACTGTAGGCTCAAACGAAGCCGTCTTGTCCCAACCACCTATCTCCCAAGAAAAGTTGCCAGTTTCAATATCAAGTGCCATTACGTTATCGCTCACCATTATCACCTTTACGTCGATAGTAGATTCGTCCGTTACTCTTTTTGCGGTTGAATAGTCTCGGTCCGTAATCTTTGAAGTGACGTTGAACAGTACTCTTGCTCACTCCTGTTTGCGCCATGTACTGATTCCATACGCTCGATTGCATCCGCCAACCGTCACCATGACCATCCAACTCATATCCCGCACATTCGCCATACGCCTTAAGCATATCATCTTGCAACTTGGCTTCCTTTGCCTTGTTGCCACCAATCTCGACAGAATCCTCAAGCCATGCAATGAGGTTTTGGAAGAGGTCGAAAAGAATCTCATGCGCCATGTCTACGTGTTGGGGCGTGACTTCCCACTTGTTGTCAAGCAAAGCCATGTGGACTGAAAAGATACCAAGATAGTTCTCAATCGCAGGTGTGAAGGATGCTACGATTTCAGACATTGCCGCATCCATGTTGCGTAGTAAATCGTATATCTCATCAGACGCTTGATACAGTGCAGTTTCATAATCACTTGAAGCAGTGAACATATCCCACATTTTTTCTTGAACGAGGTCTTCTTTCTCATCATTTGTCATCTCGTCCCATTGCGTGAATGTAATCTCACCCATGTTGAGAAGGCGGTCACGCATACGCTTCTCGGTTGTTGAAAAGTAATCGTAGATGTCGTCCTTTGTGTATTCAACCTGCTTTGGTTTGCGGAAGAATGTACCCAGTCGAGTGTTGCTCACTTCTTGACGCATGTCCATGTCCCAGTGCGCCCAGTACAGTAATACACGTTGAAAGATACCCTTCGTCAAGACATACTCCTTGACACCCTTTGGTGGGTATGTGGTAATCCATAGTGACACCAGTGAAGGACACTCAATCTTGTTACCCTTCATGTGCTTCACGAGCACGTTGTTGCCGCTACCTACAGGGTTACAGGCTGTCTGTAGATACAGTACAGTTTCTTGACTGTGTTTGTTTGGGGTAAGAAGAATAGAACCCTCATCAAAGTTGATTCCCTTGCGCCCTGCAAGAAGCCCTTCGACTGTTTCAACTTCACTTGTTGGCTTTCCGTTCTCATCCATGACTGTAATAGTTGAGCCTATCAGACCTGCATCTGTACCCGAAGCGAACAACTCGGTTGGCAAATCAATGTTATCCATGATGTCACCAATGTAGTTCCATGCAATCGACTTACCCGTTCTTGATGGTTGAATCCAAAAGACGTGTACACGAGGGTCAAGGTGTGTGTCACCTGTCGGTATACGAACATACGGTAGTGCCAGTTGTCCCTGTATGTAGAAAAAAGACAGTAGCCCCGGTATCTCATTGTTCATTGATGTTCTCGAAAAGTGATGCAAGTATGCATCAAGAATCGGGAACTTTTGTACTGCTTTGTAATTGCTTGCTTCTGTCATATTTTCACACCTTCTTTCTCTTTGCCAGTTTATAAATCAGCGACGGACTTTACGCTCTTGTCTTACTTCTTCTTCACTCGTTAGTACTTTCATCAATAATTTACGTCGTGCTTCGCCAAGCCCTTTCACCTGCTTCAATGATTCAGGGAAAGCCATCTCCTCGATACTACCGCACTTGTCAAGCAAGCGTTCAGCAATCTCTCGTCCTACGGAGGGTATAGCCATCAGCACGTCCATACGTATGTCGTTGGATGCTACACGACGCACTGCTTGAGCACCATGCTTACTCGCAGGTTTGTGCAACTTGTCGTGTAGTTTAACGACAAACATAGCCGCTTCACTAACGTGTGGAGTGTAAAATACTTGGCAGTTGAAATCAGACATAATGCGTGCGATAGTGCCAATCAATTCGCTTTGAACTCGTGAGTATGTGACATTCTTACTTCCCTTGCTCTTCATTATGCTTACGTGTTTTTCTATAGAACCGTGTACGAGAAGGAAGAACCTTTCGTAATTGGCATCCATGTTATCCAGTTGTCGCCATAAGTGACCGTTGTGCGATGACTGAAACAAATCGCTGATGCTCTTGGCCTCGACACACGCCCCGCCTAATTGGTAGTCACCGACCACCAGCACTTGACGTGCAACAGTCATACCTGCTTTCTCGGCACGTCGTTCTACGGACTCGCACAGTGTTCCTCGTTCATTGCTGTCAATAATTAAATCAGGTTTAGCCATCATTCTTCCTCCATAAGTGTGTGATAATTGATATGACTTTGACAAAAAATGCTGTGTTGTAAACGGAATTGTCTACATGGTTTTCCTTTAGCCGTTAAAGATTTACAATAGTATTCTTTCTGTACTTCGGGCTTACCTTTACACGATGAACATATTCTTACATAACCTTCAAAATATCGACTTGGTGGTACAGTTCCCCTATTACCACCGCAAATACGACAAGGTAAAGACGGCATCACAAACCACCCGTCCCATCATAGTAATTACATTTACCGACGCATAATCCTTCGTTGTATAGCGAAGCGCAGGTAGCATGAGTGTGACCTGCTTTGACGATGTGTGACACACGCATTGTCGTATATTCACGGTCAAAGTCTACCCAATTTTGTTGTGAGCATATGCTTACAATAGGCTCGACGTGCTTCATTCTGTCCTCCTCCTTGACCTTCCACGCAGGGAAGAACATACGGAAGCGGTCAGCAAGGTACGATACGAAATGGTATCTCGCTCGGTCGGTAGGGTTGCCCCCTCCCATAGCCGCCTGTGCCAAGCAGGGAAGAATGTGAATGTCATCATAAGATATAGTAGGTAAATCAACAGGCTTGATGTCGTTCATTGTCATCAGTTGATTCTCAACTATCTTGAACTCCAATGGTTCACCACCCATACTGATGTAGCCTTCGTGTGCATCCATTGCTTTGTCTTGTAGGTCATCGTATGAAAGGGTCATCAGGTCTTCGCTTGAGAGTGGTATTGACCAACAATCTCGTCGTGCATTGTACGAGTTGGGAATGCGTATCATACCACTGGTATCGAATGCTACTGTTGGGTCATTGCATCGCAGTCCACCGATGTCCTTCTCCCACTGGTTCAATAGCATTGCACCTGAATACTTTACTCTTGAAAGTTCAGAACCGCTTGTCGGATTTATTGATTCAGTAAATGGAACCCATACATGGAAACCACCACCACTAAACCATACGAAGTGTTCAATGTTTTTACCTTGCAAATATTGATGAAGGCGACGTACCTCTTCTTGAGGCACTTCAAAATGTACCTCAGTACCACGATTCTTGAAGTCTTTGCAATCGAAGTCCATCACGAAATGATGTATCTTCGGAGTATTGTAATCGACTCGGTGATGCTTTGGTCCTTGTGTTTCGCTGTAACCGTATGCTGTGAAGTATACATTGCCTGAACCGTTCTTCCCTTTCCAGTACTGTTGCAATTCATCAGCGTTGCGTACAATACGTCGCCAACCCTTCATGCCATTGGCAGGGAGTTCTAAGACCTCACGAGGAAAGTCTATCGGCACAAAAGGCATACAATCACCGCTTGAGATACATCAAACTTTCAAGGTGTTCAGCCAACATATTCATTGTGTCAATGATTTTTTCCGCTTGCATATATCGAGCATGAACAGTAAAGTGTACGTGATACGGGCCGACGTAATCAGGGTAGCCTGTTTCTTCATCCATGAACTTGTCAAGTGTTGTCTGCCTGTATACATTACATGTGAAAGGAACTCGGTTTGGCAAGTTGCCTGTCTTCTGTACAACGATGTGTACAACGTGTTCTTCATCTACTTTCTCCGATAGGTATTTTTCTATTGCTATTGCTGCTTCTTTCATTATACTTCCTCCATTATTTTATCCAAGTATTCATCTGTTACCGACCAAAACTCACAGTGGTCTTTGTAGTCGCACCAGTTACATTTGAGTTTCTGTTCTTCAAGGGGTACATCTTTTTTGAGCCTACCCAAGTATGGGTCAGGTGGGAACTCCATAGCAATGTGCGCTCGCACCATCTTCTCCAGTGTACGCTCGACGCTCTTGACTGCGTTGCTTCCTGTTTTGTTTGTCGCTGATTCATAGTGAATGGC